GTCTTCCTGCTATAGGCACGTTTTCGGCATAGGGGGGCTTACCACTCCACCGTCACGCGCCCCATCTCATCCACCGTATAGCGCCTCTGTCTTCCCTTGTGTTCCTTCTCGTGACAGGACCAGCAGAGTGCTTCAAGGTTGTCAGGGTTCAGTGCTATGCTCGGGTCCCCTACGTTCTCAGGAGTCAGCCTGGTCTTGTGATGCACCACGTCCGCGGGAACATATAGCCCCTTCTTCATGCAGCGCTCACACAGTCCGCCCACCTTCCTGATGTATGCGTTCCTGCAGTGCTGCCATGCCTTGCTCCTGTAGAAGTCCTTTAGCTCCATAGATCCCCACCACTTACCCCCGCCCCCGCCTTCATCTCTGCGCGAGGCTTCACCATAAGCCAAGAGCGCCGGCTATTAACCGACGCTCCCGGAGAAGGACAGTGGCCATAGCATTTGACACTATGGCACATTACTCTTATATCACCTTCCTGTTGTTCCTGTCTGTTCAAAGTTTTCCACCTACACCCATCCCTTTCCGTTCACCCATTGCCTCGGTCTCAGCTCGAAGATCTCCGTGCCAGGATAGAAGTCTATCAGCGCCCTCTGCGCCTTGCCGTCATACACGACCGCCCGCATCACTCCCCTGCATTCGAAGTACTTTTCGAGCCTTCCCACTTGCCACCATTCTCTGGACTGCGTTGACTTGTCCATCACGATCAGCCGTCCTATGAAGCCCTCCCGCATGATGTGGCAGATGACTGCCCCGTGTTCGGTGACATAATCGCCTGGCTTCAGGCACAGCTCCGGGAAGCAGTCGTATATGCTCATCTGTCCTTCCATATCCAGTCCCTCAGCAGCCAGTAGACCACCCTTGCAAGGACTAAGAACGCCCTGTTTGTCGGCATTCTCTCAGGAGTGTCCTCCGTCTTCTTCAGCAGAGTCTCCAACTGATCGAGCATCTGCATCGCTTCATCACGCCTTGTCATAGTAGATACTCCCTCACAAATATTGCGGCGAATGCACAACACACCGCAACGCCTATTGCCGTTTCTCCTTTTGTGAAAGCCGAAGCAATCGCATATCCAAGGCATCCACCAATGGCGGCATTCACGATGTCACGCAGTAGTTTTCTCATTCTTCGCTCCTCTCCAACCAAGGCTTTTTGCGGATGCTGTACCGCTCATATCCATCGGGTTCCGTATCCACAATTACTTGCAAGTCGTTGTGGGCGTTCATGTACCACTCCACTATTTTCAAACACCTCTCCGCGCTTTCGTCTGTTATGTCTGGCTTGACTTCCACCCGGACAGTAATCTCAGTTGCCGTTGCCATCTTCGCTCCTTTCAGCAATCTTAGGGTCATCGAGTTCCGTGTACCAATTCTCGTCCTCGCACTCTTCTTCGCTCATTTCTGCTCTCCTGTTCCACGCCTTCCTTGCCGCGTCCTTCGTGAAAAACCATGCGCTCTGTTCCACGCATCCGTGAGAACAAGATACTTTCCACATCCCTTTTGACTGATGAACGATATATCCCGAATAATTTCCGCAGAACGGGCAAGGTTTAAGTTTCTCCATCTTCGTTCCTCTCCGCAGGGATGACAACAGGCGCGGCTTCGATTGCTTTCATCGCGTCCCCTATCGTTTCAGCAACCACTTTGCTGTCCCCTAAGTACATTGGCGATTCCTGTATGTACCAATCGGCAAAACCGCCAATCAACCTACTACGGTCAATCAAATCTCCGTGGTCGGGCAGTTCGATGAGCGGACAATCGGCATTGCGTTTCTCTCCCCAAGGCTTAATGCTTGTACCCGTAACAATGCAAAACCCTTCATCGTGGAACAGTTCGCAATGCGAACAGTTCTTCGGTTTCTTCATTCCCTTAATCAGTACGCTCATTCTTCGCTCCTCTCCATCTTTGCTCCGCAGTTCGGGCAGTAGCGGTCTTGTAGTTCGTTTTCGCCTGTGTCGCAATTCCACGCGAACGCATAGATGTCATCTTCTCCGCAAGCAGAACAATGCCACCCGTATCTGCCCTCGTTCTTTATCCACTTGCCGCGCCTCGGGTCTGGCTGTGCAGGTGGCAATGCTTTGATTTTATCGAATGTCGCATCGATTTCTTTTTTGAAATTCAGAAGCCGTTCGTCCATCCAGTACAAATCTGCGACTGCATCTATCGCCGCCTGTCTGCTGATTAGGTCATCCATCTTCGTCCACCATCCTGTCGATCCTCGCCATTTCCTCGGCAAGGCGTTTGCCGTTTTTGAAGCCCTCATGATATGCTTCATTTTCTCTGCCAACGGAGACGATTGAGGTTAATACAATTCCAATGGAAAAACCAAGGAAAAATACTAAGAAATACCAAATCATTTCCGTCTCCTTTACTGAAGCACCCTGATGTGCGTCTTCTGGTTCGCGTATTCCAGAAGGATCTCCGTTGTGGTCTGCGCTGCCGGCACCATCAGCTTCTGCACCGGGTATCCGCCGTAATTCAGGAAGGACGATGCCACAGCAACGACAAATTGCCTTCTAACGACAGCCCCGTTATTGAACAGCAACTTCGTGACCGGGAAAGTGACGGGCTTGTGCGTGTGCCCGGTGATCAGGCAGTCAATGCCCTCTATGGCCATGCCGAAGTTCTGCACCCTGTTGGCAGATGACCCGATATACTGCCCGCCTCCTGCGCCGTGTGTGATGGCGAAGGAAAAGGCGTAACGGACCCGCTCTCTGTTCTCGTCGCCCTTTTGACGGTCAGCTGCCACATAAGTCAGGCGGACCTGCATGAAGCAGATGTTCTGCCGGTAGACGCGGTCGATGCCGAGCCGGCACATAACGTCGTACAAAGGGTCCTGATCGGCTTCCTTCTGGGTCCGCCTTTCGTGGTTCCCGCCGACAGCCCCGAGGATCTTGCCCTTGATCGGCAGTAATTCGTTGTAAAGCCACTCTTTTTGGACGCTCGGTGAGCAGGTCGCTTCGTAGACATTCGTCACGCTGTTCTTCATGCCGTTGTCGATCAGATCTCCGACCAGTACGCAGTAGCAGTCCGGATCGTCCTGGATCCGTTTGATGGTGTTGTGCCATAATGTCTCGTTAAACTCCTGACTGCCATAGTGCGCGTCCGCCAAAGGGATGACCTTCAGGCCGTTTTGATGCTCCGCCAACGGGAACTTGTTGATCACTGGGATAAAATCACTCTTCATTCTGCTTTCTGCATCTCCTTCATAGCTTTTGCGTGTATCCTTCTCACGGTAGACTCGCTCCAGTGCATCCTTTCCGCCACCTCGCACCACTTCAGTCTGTAGATGTGCCGGAAGTAAAGCACCGCTTTCTGTTCGTACTCCGGAAGGGCGTCAATCAGCTCCTCCAGTTCGCTCAGTTGTTCCAGGGCTTCTTCTCTGGCCAGCTCGAAGCGCTTCCTGGCTGATTCGATGATCTCCATCTGCATGTCAAGCGTCGTCTGGCAGCCGCTTCGTGGCATTCCGTCCATGTTCGGCGATTTCGGTGTCGCGTTCCTGGCGTCGTCCAGTTCAACGGAAAGCCTTTCTGCCTGTTTCATGGCCGCCTTGAAGTCCCGGACCTTTGTCTTCATGTCCATACTGTCACCTCTTCAGCGTCCCCGCGTTCTCGAACTCTTTCAGTTCCTTCTTCCTGCGGTACACGTCCGCGGACTTCTCTTCCCAGCCTGGCTTCCCGGCCTTTTTCAGGAGCTTGCCGGTCACCTCCTGCCACTCTATGCCGATTTGCATGATCCGCCGCATCGAGATCCCGGACAGCTGCAGCTGGAACCGTCTCAGCTCGTTCATACGCTGCGCTTTTGCCTTCTTCTTGTCTTCCTCTGTCAGCTTGAAGACGTTCTTCACTTCCATCATTTCCTCAGCAGCTCCTTCGCGTCGATTTCTGTGATCTCGATGCCGTACAGGGACATCAGCATCTTCTTCTTCATCTGGTACTCTTTCGTCCGGAATCCCTTGACGTCCTCCAGGACGATTTCCCCGTCCCGGAGATACGCGAAGTCCGCCTTGTACGAAATCGAGTACGGCTTTCCGGTCGACTTCCATCTCCCCTTGCAGAGGATGTATTTCTTCTGCAGTTCCAGTCCCTGGATCCAGCCGAGGATCTCTTCGCGCTTCAGCTGCTCGTACCTGATCGACTCCGCTTTACTGTCAAAGGTGATCCCGTCGACTTTGGTCTTCTCGTTCCGATACTTTCGCCCTTTGATCATCAGCCTTCCCTCCAGTAGTTCTGCTTGGCCAGCTCGTCATAGTTCACGTCGTCTGTCCGCTCCGTACTGAACCCGAAAGCGTTCTGCACCTTCTTGCTGCGCCCTATATATACAGGAGATGGATATGGAGATGGATATGGAGGTTCATTTTGCTTCGTGTTTGCTTCGTTTTGCTTCACGTTTGCTTCACGTTTGCTTCGCACTTGTCCCGACTTGATACCGCCGATTCTGCCGGCTTCCGCCTTTCCCTTCCGGAACTCGTCCAGGCGGTGCATCTGATCGGCCAGCATCGGGAAAAGTGCGTTCGCAAGCTGAGAGTCTTTTAATTCCGGCACATCTCCGTCCGCCTCTGCGAACAGTGCCTTCATCAGGATGCCTGCATCTCTGTCCGGGATCGCGTCGAGCGTCTTCCGGATGTCCTTGAAAAAGCAGACGGTTGTTTCTGGGTTTCTCACAAATAGTTCCTCCCGTAGCGTTTCATCCACTCCGCCCGCGGGTTCTCTGCGGAGGATCTCGCCTCCCACTTCTCCTGGGCGAGTGCCCGGAGACGGTGCGACAGATCCGCGGAGGAGTGCAGCTTGTCGTGGCACCTCCTGCACACCCTGATGACCAGACCGTCTTCGTCGCAGTAGACTCGGTTCGAGTGAGATCCGCCCAGTACGTGATGACGGTCGGTCGCCCAGCCTCCGCAGTAGAAGCAGAATCTGTCATCGCTTTGCAAAATGCTTTTCATAGTCCTCCATCATCCTCTTCACTTCTTCCGTGCTGACGGTGTCGATGCCGAGATCCTTCGCTTCGTCGATCGCACCGTCGATCAGCCTGGCCATTTCCTTCGTGTCGAAGTCGCTGGATCCCTTCATAAGGACATACGCCCGGAAGGTGCCGTTCTTGCCTTGTTTGGTATAGGACGTCGGCTTCAAGTGGTAGATTTCCTTGTTCAGGACGTCCTTGTCCGCCTCCTCCGTATCCGGGATGAACGTGGTGATCAGTTCGCCGTCTATCGTCTCCGGAACGCCGTAGCGCCGCAGCAGGAGGTTGTGGACGGCAGCGTTGGATAACTTGGTAATTTCCGAGATTTTGCCGACAAGCACCCAGTAATAGGCGTTTGCCGACAAGGATCTCTGCTCCCTCCATTTGGCCAGGGTGATGGCGAGGTCGGTGTCCTCCCGGAGCGTTTCCACTCCGGAAGGGACCGCCTGTACGTGGAAGGAGATGTCGAAGCCGCCATTCCTGACGTCCTGCATGATGTCTTTCAGCCTTCCCCGCATCTTCATGTCATTCCCCCAGCTTCTTCTTCAGGGCGATGATCATCTTCGCCGCTTCGTCTGCCGTCAGCTCCTCGATCGGCTTCTTCAGGACTTTGTCCATGCTCATCCCGGCCTTGTCGACCATGATCTTGATGGTCTTGATGGCCGCCTCGGAGGCATACTCAATGAGTGTACCCTTCTCCGGCTGTTTATCCTTCTTCTCCGCGCCGGTCTGCTTGGCGTATTCATCCGTGTCCGGGTCCTTGGTGTCATCCAGAAGGAACAGACCGTTCAATGCGTATTTACGCGCATAGGACGAGGCCGTGCCGGTGACCTGGCTGTCATCCATCCCCTTCTTCTGGTCCGCCTCCCTGGCGTATGCGCTGACGGCGATGACGTCGATTTTCTCCGTGTCCCACAGCGTGGCGTTTGCCTTCACATAGATCCTGTCGCCGACCGCAACGATCTCGTCCGAGATGGTCAGGGTGCATTTCATCTCGTCTAGGAAGGGCTTCACAGCCTCCAGAATGCCCTCTGCGTTCCTGTAGGAGTATTTCCCGAAAGAGTTGTACAGGTTCTTCGGTGCCTTCACCTTCGCCTGGATGTATAAGAGTTTCTCCTGAATGTTCATGCCTTCTCCTTTCAGTCAAACAGGACTGTGATTTTCTCCAGATTGAGCGGAGTATCGCAGAACTCCTCTCCCTTCGTTCCTACGAACATAATCGGTCCGCAGAACGGAATGCCCAGGATGTTCACATTGAACGGCATCCCCTTTACTGCCCCTTCTTCGTTGCAGATGATGCACATATCCGTGAAGAGGGTGACCGTCTCGATGTATCCCTGGACGAACGCCTGCAGCGCTTCCAGTGTGTTGTCCACTTCCATCTCCCGGAAGGGTTCACCGGGGTTCTTTGCTATGACTTTCATCCCTTGCCTCCGAAATAATCGACGAACTCGTCTTTGCTCATCTTCTCCGCCTGGCGGACTTCCCTGGCGGTTCCGTCCACAAACTCCTTCAGGGTTTTCGGCTTCCGTCCTGGCTTCTTCCGCACCTTCGGCTGCTCGGGGGTCTCGATTGCCGGGTCGAAGTCGGGAAGCGGTCTCGGCAGCTGCTCGGGCTTCTCGACCTTCAGCGCCATATTGGAAAGCGGGTTCGAGTCATCCTTCAGCAGCCAGTTCAGGAAGTCCTCCACGATGGCCTTCTCGGCCTGTTCCTCGGTGATGTCGTTGTACGCTGCCACCACGCGAAGCATTCTCTTCTGTTCGTTCGTCATCTCGTCACCTCCTTATCGCACCGTCAGGCTCTCGGTCTGCTCCAGGTGCGCCCAGTCGCAGGTCTCCAGGTTGGTGCCTTCCTTGTCGGGGTCGTAGGCCTTCAGCCAGCGGGTGATTTCCTGCTTCTTCGGTTCGATGGTGACCTTCTGGAACTCCGCGGGGATGTCCTTCACGTCCACGTCGATGACGGTCTCCCATCTGGTCGTGATGCCGATGGAACAGGTGGCGCGTTTGATCTTCGTGCGTCCGGTCAGGAGCATCGCGTCCTTCAGGTAGTCGCGCATCCTCTTGGCGGCGTTCTCTGCCGCTGACTGCATCTTGGCCAGTCTCTGCTTCTCGGCCTTGGCCATCTCGGCATCGGCCTCCAGCTGACGGATGACGTGAACGTAGTCTTCCGCTTTGTCATCGAGGTCGAGCAGGAGGGTCGAGACCGTCTCCTTGATCGCCTCGTTCTCCGGATCCTCTTCGAGCATGTCGATGAGATCCTTCAGGTCTCCAGTAAGTTCGTACAGTGTCATTGGTGTCCTTCTCCTTTTCTGTACTGTGCGGCACAATTTGCCAGATCCCACGCCGGCGAGTCGAACGCCGAGGAGCGAAAGGAGGTAAAAGCCTGTCCCGGACGCGTGGGTACTGTCTTCCGTGCTTCTTCTCCGACAGCGGAGTAATTCTATGAGGAGGAAGTCCTCGCCTTGCCGAGCTACGGATGCGGCACTCTATAGTTAGTCGGTTTCTTCTTTCTTCTTGGCCAGCGCTTCCTCGATGATGCCGAAGAAGTCGCCAGGGGCCTTCAGGTCTCTCCTGGTCACCACTTCACCGATGAATGACGCGGATCCGGATGTGTGCGGATCTCCCCAGTTGTGGAAGGTCGCGTCCAGGCTGATGCTGATGTGGAGTGCCAGGGCCATCTGCTGAAGGTCATTCAGCATCGCTTCCAGTTTGTTTTCCAGGCTGGCAGTGGCCATCGCCCGTTCGTACTTGTTCAGTTCTGCGAACTGTTTCGTCTTCTGTTCGTCCATATGCTCCTCCTTGGATTTGTGAAAATTTAGGGAAAAATAGTTGTTGCACTATTTGCAACTGTTCCCTAAAAGTTGAACGGCAGTTCTTCCTGGTCGAGCTTGTCGATAGGCATGAAACCGTTATCGTCTGTCACGGGTTGGTTACTATCTGTAACCGACTTCTTGCTCTCGCAGAACTCCACCTCGTCGGCAATGATGATCACGTTGATCACCTTCTGGCCGTCCTTGTTGGTGTACTCGTCCATCTGCAGATGCCCGGCGATCGCGATCTTCGTGCCCTTCTTCAGGTACTTCTCAGCGAACTGTGCCGTCTTGTTGAAAGCGGTCACGTTGAAGAAGTCCGCCTTCTGGTCCTTGCCTCTCCTGTCCACCGCGATGCCGAAGCGGGCGATGGACGTCTGTCCGTCCTGGGTCATCCGAATCTCCGGATCCCGAGTCAGTCTTCCGATGATTGTCAGTCTGTTCATTCCTTCTCCTCCAGATGTTCTTCTAAAAGTTGCGTGAGGTCATATAGCTTCGTTTTTAATTCGCGAATGCTTTTTTCAAGTTCTTCTCGCTCTCTTTTCGTCTTAGTGCGTTCTGAAAAGAGTTCTCGCTCATAGCTGGCAAGGATGTCCGCGCCCTCTTCAATAATCCCATCAAGATAAACCTCGTATGGAACAACTCGATTCCCGCAGTACGGGCAATACCTTATCGCATCATTATGCGGTTTCAGAACGATGTGTTTACATGAACAGCACTCAGTGACCTGAAAATCTACCGAAGCACAAACCGACTTATTGTCGCACTTGTACGGACGTAAAAAGCAGCAACTGTATGTTGGATATGGATATTTCATCCTTCTTCTCACTTTGAGCATTTCCCTGTTCATTTCCTTCCCTCTCTGTTCAGTAAGATCACCACAGGGACGGCGATGATCAGCGCGATCAGTTCAAACGTCCATCCCTTCGTGTTGTCGTTCAGAAGCAAGCAGGCGCCGGCCAGGCTCAGCCCGAAAGCCACCTGCAGCAGGAGCATCATCGCTCCGTCAAAAAGTTGTTCCTTTCTCATCCTTCTCCTCCAAACTTTGTCCATCCGATCGCCCTGTCCGCCTCGATCAGGTCTCCCAGGGTGAAAGTCCTCGGCATCCGCAACTTCCTTCCAAGCGTGTCCTTATGGATACCCATCCGTTTCGCCAGCTCCTCCTGCGTCTGCCCGGTGAACGCCATAGCTGCTTTAATCCTTCGGGCATAGGTTTCAGCGGTCTGCATATGTTTTCCTCAGTTTTCTGTGGTTTCAGGGTAAAAAAATATGCCGATCTCTTCTGGCGCGATGCCAAGGGCGCTGCACCATTCCGGCATACGCTTCGCCGTCGGTGTAGAATGCCCGTGAATCACGTTTGTCACAGTCATCGGTGTTATGCCGATCGCATCGGCGAACGCAATGTTCGTCCCGTACTTCTCAACGATACGGCCCCGCAGTTTCTGTCTCTTCATTGTTGCCTCCTTCCTTCTGCGTGTAATCGGAACGCCCGGATTCGAACCGGGATCTTGCTCTCGTTGTTCTTAGGGTGATCACCGCTGCTCTGCCCGTTAAGCTACGTTCCGATATGCCACCAGCCACGCATGGCTTGCGAGTTTTCAGGTGGCTAACCTCGCTATGCTTCCCCGGCCGAGGATTTGCACCTCGAATAGCCGATTATCCCACGCACGGAAACCTATTCTCAACCTATTACGGAAATACTGGCTCCTATTTTACGAGAATTAGGCGCGTCTACCTATTCCGCCACCGGGGCGCCCGGATTATCCCCCGGGCTGGGATGGTGTTTTATAATGTCTTCTCGATGAACTCCGCCGCCGCTTTGATGCTGCGGAAAGTGTGAAACTCGCGGAAGCCCCGCCCTTCTCTCACGTTCACGTGGTAGAAGCCTCTCGTCCCTTTCATGCGGACGATCTCGTAACCTTTGACCACCTTCACAACTTCGTACATTGTTCTACCTCCTCCGGTTTTGTTCCCCTGTTTTCTGGGGACATCGTCATCTTATCACCACAGAAAACAGGTGTCAAGCACTTTTTTCGATTTTCTCGAAAAATATTTTGATTTCCGCGGAGCAGTGTGCTATAGTTAAGAAAACGGAGGTAGTACAAATGGATATTTTCACCACGCAATTAAAGAAAGCGATGTTTTTGAAAGGATGGAGGCAGTCGGATCTGTCCAGGGCGACCGGGTACAGAGACGGGAAGGTGTCCGCGTGGTATAACGGCCAGTACAGGCCAAACGCGGAAGGGATGGCCAAGATCGCGAAGGCGCTGGGCGTGACGGTCGACTACCTGCTCGGCAAGGAAGATGTGCCGGTCTCGAAACTGACGCTCCCGCAGCTGCACGAGATCCCGGTCCTCGGGAAGGTGGCAGCAGGCATCCCGATCGAAGCCCAGGAGGACATCATCGGCACGGTGGCCACGGACAAGAACGTGTTCGCGCTCCGGATCTCCGGTGATTCGATGAGCCCAAGGATCATGGACGGAGACATCGTCCTGGTGCATCAGCAGGAAAACGCTGAAGACGGTGACATCGTCATAGCACTCATTGAGGGCGAAGCGACCTGCAAGGTGCTGAAGAAAAACGCCTACGGCGTCACCCTGGTTCCGTTTAACGCAGCCTATGCGCCGTTCATCTACACCGGCCAGCAGGCCGAGGATCTGAGGATTCTGGGAAAGGTAGTGGAGTCAAGACATGAGTGGAGATGAGGAGAGACTTCTTTCCCTCTTCCGCTCCACGGATAACAGAGGGAGGAGCCACATACTTGTGATAGCTGAGGCGGAAGCAAAACACGCCGCTGAAGGCCTCCAGAAGGCCCGTAATTCGATTCTAAATGCTTCAACGCACAATTTACCCATAGAGGGGCAAAATGACGAAATTGAAGGGAGGTATGATAAAATTGAAAGCTGAGAAACTGCCGTCCGGTAACTGGCGTGTCCGGATCCCGGTCGGCCTGGCAGACGGCAAGCGGAAGTGGAAGTCGGTGACTGCACCCACGAAGCAGGAGGCGCTGAGGATGGCCGTCAAGTACGAGGTCGTGGCGCCGGTGGACCTCACTCTCAAGGAGGCCTGCGAAAGTTTCCTGGAGATCCGCGGTCCGGAGCTGTCGCCGGCCACGCTGCGGGTGTACGAAAGCACGTTCCGCCAGTTCGTCAAGAGCGACATCATCGGAGGCGTGAAACTGGACAAGGTGACCACGCCGATGCTGCAGGCCTGGGTCGGGCGGATGAAAGGCCTGGCCGGGAAGACGAAGAAGAACAATCTGGCGTTCGTGACGTCCGTCCTGTCGTTCCACGAGGTCGAGAAGAAGTTCCGCGTCAAGATCGCCGGGTCAGCACCGCGGGATCTCTACACTCCAACGATGGCCGAGGTGAACAGGGTGGCTGCGTGTGCCGACGAGATCCTGAAGCGGGCGATCGCCCTGGCTTGCTTCGGACTGAGACGCGGCGAGATCTGCGCCCTGACTGCCAGGGACGTGAACAGGGAGACTTGCGAGATCCGCATCAACAAGGCCCTGGCCAAAGGCCCGGGGAAGGGATGGGTATTGAAGGAACCGAAGACCAGGAAGTCCATCCGAACCGTCCAGGTCTCAAAGGGAGTGATAGATCTGTTACCGGAAGACGGTCAGCTCGTCCCTGTCACTCCCGACATAATAACAAATCGCTTTGTCGACGCCGTAAGACATGCAGGCGTCACTCCGTTCCGCTTCCACGATCTCCGCTCTTTCTTCGCATCCATCGCGCTGTCCTCCGCGATCGGTGCCGGCAGGAGGTCAGTCCAGGACATCGGCGGCTGGAAGACGGACCGGGTCCTCGGTTCGCACTACGATAGAGCCATCGCCGACCAGACGGCGAGGGACAAGGCTGCCATCGCACTTTACTTTGAGAACAATCTGGCACTGTGACACGCTTGTGACACGAAAATCACAAGAATGGCTCAACAGTGCGGTTTACAGACGATAAAATCTTAGGTTCGAGTCCTGTTATCCGCACCGTTTTGAGCAACTAAAAAAAGACCGCATAGATAGGCCGTTTTTGGCTTACCTATGCGGTTTTTGAGTGTTTTGCGGTTGCCGTGTCGGACTGAACATTTTCAGCGCAAAAAGGCATATTTTCGGCTATTTTGTGACACGTTGTGACACGAAATTCGGGATAGCAGGTGAAAAACCTGTTATTCTTCCGCTGCGTCTTCCCGGACATACACGACCATGACGGTCGCGTCGATCGGGCCGCCTGCGCCTGATGCTCTGTAGAAGTTCACGGCCATCCGGTTCTCGTCTCCCCAGCCGAGGAACGGGTCCACTTTGGCCAGGGCAGAATTGCTCACATACGACAATCTCACGCTGACGATCCTGTAGCCCTTTTTCGCCACCGACAGGCTCCGCTGCACTGCTCTGGTCCCGGGAGTGCCGGCAGAGATCAGAACGCCATTAAAGGGAAACTTCTTGAAGACGAACAGGTTCCCCGCGGGAGTCACCGGATCCGTGTCCAGGCAGATGGCGGTGTGGCCAGACTTGAGGAGGATGTCACCTCTCCGGATCCCTTTGCCGTTATTCAACATATCCTTGTCGGTAAGTTTAATAAAGGCGTTTGTCCTCGTCAGGATCTCGTCCTCTTTCCAGGTGGTCATCGCTCTCAAGCCGCTGTCGTGGATGCCGGAATAATAGACCGCAGCTCCCGCCAGGGTCGCACAGTCGCAGTTGACGAGGGTGTCAACATCCATCGGGTCTGTGCTGTTCTTCGCCTTGAGCGCATCGAACAGTTGCGTATTGCCGCTCCACGAATACCCGATATAGTTGCCGTTCGCCACGGCTCGGTAGGCAATGGTGGCAATCTTCTCCGCGACCTCTGCATCGATGGCGCGATAGACGGCTTTCCACCCGCCGTACCAATCGACAATGTTGAGTTCGCCGTCAAGGTTGCCCTCCGGCTTCGTCCTGCTTGCGCCCGTCCGTCTTTGGTTGGGGGCTTTGCCGTATTTCGTGTAATTCTCCGAGGACGAGGCCTGCGCGATGCGGATCATCACCCTGCCTCTTTCCAATAGTTGTCGCTACTGATTTTCAGTAGTGCGCCGAGACAAAAATCGACAGCCATGATCGTGCCGCTGACGGCCTCCGCGTAAGGAAGACCCCATATGCCCGCGATGGTCACATAGAGGGTCGCAATGGCGGGGAGCGCGATCTGCGCGATGTACTTCAGGATGTCATATGCTTTGTTGCTGAGTTTCATTTTTCTCCTCCTTACAACTTTCCGTTCTTCTGCAATTTGTCCACCTTCGCTTTGATGTACGAATTGCCGCCGATTTGCCGATAGTGTTCGAACTGCTCATGAAAGCGTTCGAGTTCGATTTGGTCGTGTTCTTGTCCTCTTTCCACCTCCGCGAGGAACGTGACGAGGAAGTTCTTGCAATTCTCCCTGTCCACGCTCTCGATCTGCTTCACGACAGGCTCGAGCAGTTTCCCGACTGCTTTGTTCACCCCGCGGATAATTGCCGCGATACTGCCGCCGAGGGCGACCACAAAAGCCGCCCATCTTGCAAGGTCACCGAGTGTGATTGTTTCCATCTTCTTCTCCTCCTCACCAACTAACGCCAGTGACTTCCGTGCGGATAAACGCCACGATAACAGTCGCGTTGATTGTGCCGCTCCCGCCAGAAGCGCGATAAAAGTTCACATATAAGCCCGACTCATCGCCCAAGCCGAAGAACGGAATAACATTCGCAAGGGACGAGTCGCTAACGTAGGACAAACGAGCAACGATCGGACGATATCCGCTTTTATACACAGACTGCGAACGCTGTGCCGCCCTCGTTCCCGCGGTTCCCGCGCTGATGCTTACGCCGTTAAAATCGTATTTTTGTAAGTACACAAGTTCGCTCAGGTTCACGTTGTTCGGGTAGTTGCCCGTCTGCGTTCCCGATGAGTTGAAGAACTTCAGCCCGTCAGCGTGAAGCCTTACGCGTTCATTCGCGTTCGGGTCATACAGTTGGAGCGAACCGCCAACCGTTGGGAACGCCGCCCCCGATAATTTTACTGTTTGCTTCTCTGCCGAAGTATATAGGAAAATGTCACCATATTCGAGGTATGTGCGTTTTTTGCCGTTTTGGTCGTATTGAAAAAGCAGACCCCTATTCGTGAACGCCGCACGTTCCCGCTTTCCTCCGGGCGCATTTGCGTCCTCAACGTAAAGGTAAAGACCCGATTTTTGCAGGTTGCTCAACGTGCCGGCGCTATCGGAATTTATGTAAAATCCCGTATAGTCAACATTTGCCCATTCTGTCGGATATGCTGAGTCGTAGTATTTCAGCCCTGTCGGATTCATTTGCATTGATTTCGTTCCGTAGGCTAACGAAATCGCGTCAAATGTGGCGCTGTTGGTCGTGATATGTATTGACCCGTTCGTGATGGTGAACGCACCCGTGTCAAGGTTCCAACTGTTATAGCCCTGAGTGTCCTGAAGGATGCCCGCTCGGATTACGTTGGCGTTCAGGGTTCCGGCTGTGATGAAGTCCGCAACGATTGCCCCGTTCTGCGTGATGGCAAGGTCATAGGTGCCATTGTAGCCCGTAGACGAGAAGCCGAAGCCGCCGTTGTTCCACCTCCACACCTTTGTCGCTTGGGTGATGTCAGGGTCATCAAGGGAGACGATTTCTTGCAGTTCATCGGAGGAGTTGTAGATAAACCGCATATATCCCGCGCCGTTCTTGATGAAGTCGGTTGCGTCATCGACTGCCGTTTCCAAATCGCTCTTGACCTTGGCGAACTCGCTTTCGGTTTTCTCCTGATTTTCCACGATGATCGCGGCGAGGTTCTGTTTTACTCTGCCGACTGTGATGGCCTTGTATCTGCCCTGAAGGACATCAAACTCGGTCTTGACTGCCCGCGCCGTGGCGTTGACATCCAAACGCTCATAGTAAACGTGGAGGGTGTCACCGAGCATCACCTTGTCGAAGGGGAGGTCTTGGGTGTCCACAAACGAGATCTTCCACGAAGCCTTCACGTTCCCGATGCTGTTCGCGGTGATGTAGGCGTTCGCCCTGTCCCTCAACTGCTGTTCGGTCGGCTGTGTGTCGAAGTCATCCGAGCAGTCCAAGACCATCACCCTGTCCGTCACAACAGACCCCGCAACGGGTACAGTTTTCTCGGTGATGCTGACATAGGTGTTGCTCTCCTCATCGTACCAAAACGGATATACGGCAGAATAGCAGGCCTCAATAGAAGCGTCCTGCTCCATCTCGGTCATGTTCTTGCCGTATCTGATGGAAACTCCTCTGTCCGCGCCGAGCGTGGTGACGAGGGTCGCTTCGTCTTTGTCGAAGTCCCATTCGCCGCCGTAGACATCGAGAAGGCTCCCCTCATGCCCGCCGAGCAGTTTCCACATCGGCCTCGGTTCCGTCAGCGTGATGCCGGACGCGACCGACCTTGTCGTGGAAAGCGTGATGGGCGAGGAAGGAGTGCAGACGGTCGGAATCGTTTGGAAGGCCTCGGTCAGGCTCCCCGCGGTGAAAGGCTCGACCACAATGCCCTGAAGGTCATAGCACAAATGCCGAGCGTAGACCGAGACGATGCCGTTCAGCGGTTTGGTGATGCGATAAATGCGGAAGGGCTGTTCGTCCGTCAGGTCATCGGGTGCCGCCATGATAATCCTGCCGGAAATAAGTTCGTCATAATGCAGGCCCGTCACAGGGTAGCGAAGGAAAAGTTCATACTGCCCGTTGATTTCGTGGGTGACGATGGCCTCGAGCGCATCAGGAAGACCGCCGAGGCCGTTGCCCGTGTATGGATAAGTCTGTGCAATAATCATAGTTCCCACCACCTCGGCCTTACGGATGCCGCACTATAATTCCCCGTCAGCGTGATCAGGTTCGTGCCTGCACTCAGGGAAGGGAACTCGCCCGAAATCGTGAACAGGGAATTGAGATTCGCGAGGGTGCTGTCATCATAGATGTCCTGCGTCTCGCAGTCGATGATGACGAGGCCGACATGATCGTCCGTTGCCGTGAAGGTCGTGACCCGTCCGTCTCCGTCCGTGACCTCGATTTCCATCCCGTTTTCGGGATCTCCCACGGCAATCTGCGGACGGGCATCGAACTCGGTCGGGTTGTCATCGCTCCAACTGCCGCCCGTGATCGTGGTGAAACTGTCTCCCGAGACAAGGAACCGCCGAGGGTCACAGTCGAAAGTGATTTGGAAGTTCGCGCCGTTCGGTCGCACAGGCTCGAAGGTCAGTTCGCCGACAGGCCTGCCGAGACGGAAGTGCGTTGTGTCGTATGTGTCCGTGATCGGAGCGTAAACCGCGCCGGTCCGGAGCCAATTCCTTACCGCCTGTTCCTCAGCTGCAAACGTGCGAGGAATGAATGCGGGATAGATGACCTGGATGTTGTTGAATCTTCCGTTGTCCATCAGCAGGTCGCCGTTCCGTCCGGGGACCTGGAATACGGTCACATCCCTCTCCGCTGCGTTGTGCGTTCCGGATCCGGTGATGTAGACGCTGAAATCAGTCAGCGAGTTCTTACCGTTCCAGGTCAGTGTTCCAGTTTTCATAGTGCCGCCTCCCTTCTCCGCGTAGCGTCACCGATTTCGTCCATGATGATTTCAGCAAGGTCCTGAATGCTCTGGCCAGCTGCGCCGTAGATGTTCAGGGTGACCCCGCCGTAATTCTGGTTCGTGGTGGTATTGTTCGTCAGCGGCTGCACGACCGCCCTGCCGTTGCTCATAGACAGCAGCTCAGGGCCTCTCTCGCCGACGATTGCGGAACCGGACGAAAGAATGCCGCCTTGTGCCAGGTATGCGATCTTCCCGAGATGGGAAAGGTTGAAACCGAAGTTCTTCCCGCCGAGGACAGGCACCCAGTCCGGGATCTTGATGTTTATCTTGTTCAGGCCGTCGATGATCAGGTTCACGCCTGAGATCAGGCCATTGATGACGCCGATGATGGCGTTAAGCGGCGCCTTTGCGATGGTCAGCAGCGCATTGAACACGCCGGAGAAAATCTGTTTCACACCGTCCCACGCTCTGCGCCAGTCTCCTGTGAACACTCCCCGGATAAAGTCGATGATCCCGCTGAAAATGCTCTTGATGCTGTCCCAGACGCCGCCGACGATCTTGAAGAAGGCGTTCAGGAGATCACCGAGGACGCCGAACTGCTTGGACCAGTCCTTCGTGAAGATGTTCTTCAGGAAGTCGTCGACCTTCTGCAGAATCGCCTTGATCTGGTCGCCCTTCGTTGCGATGAGCGTCACCAGTCCAACGATCGCTGCAATCAGCAGGACGATAGGGTTCGCCACGATGAAGCTGATTGCAGAGGAAAGCACCCCGATCGCCGTGGAGATCCCGCCGATAATTCCGGCCAGGGGAGAAATGGCAGCGATGACGCCAGCCACGACCAGGATCGTGTTCAGCGTGTCACTGTCCAGAGTGCCGAGCCAGTTCACGACCTCGCCGATTTTCTCGACGATGGTCTCAATGGCAGGAGCCAGGTTTTCGAGGAGTGTTGCCCCGACTTCCACAAGTGTCGCCGTCGCCCGGGCCTTCATTTCGTCGATTGTGTCCCCGGTCGAGGTCAGCTTGCCGATGGTGTCCTCGGAAAGGATAAGACCAAGTTCCTGGGCTTTCGCGCCGTATTCCTGGAGGGACGCGCCACCGTCGTCGATGATTGTGGCCAGCGTGTCTCCGGACTTGCCGAAGAGATCCATAGCGGCGAGATCTCGTTCGGTCTCGTCGCCGATCTGACTTAACGCGCCCAGGGAAGCATAGAACACTTCTTCGAGGCTCCTGTAGGATCCGTCCGCGTTCATGACCGAGATCCCGAGCGCTTCGAACTTCTCAGGAGCGTCGCCCATGTTCTTCTTCATCTTGGCCACAGCACCGGCCAGTTCTTCGGTTGACACGTCCACCATGTCCGAAGCATAGGCAAACTGCTGCAGCATATCGGTTGACAGCCCGGTCCGCTTGGAAAGCGTTGCCAGGTCATCAGCCGTCTTGATTGCGTTCCCTCCTGCAGCCAGGAGACCGCCGCCGACTGCCGCGCCGGCACCAGACAGTACTTTCGTCTTGTCGGCGATGTTCTTCGCGCCCTGGGCGACCTTGTCGGCAGCGCCCTTGATCTTGTCAAACGCGGAAACGGTGTTATCTGCTTCCTTCGTGAGGTTCTTCAACTCGCCTTCGGTGGCGATTATCTCGCGCTTCAGCGCCATAAACTGCTCGGAGTTCTCGTCGACGCCGGCAGCCTTCATCTGCTCTTCGGCTTTCTTGAGATCTTCGAGCTTCCCGTTGGTCTCCTGAATAGCCTGGCCAAGCAAGACTTGCTTCTGCCTGAGCAGTTCCGTGTTCGTCGGATCCAGCTTCAGGAGTTTCTCCACGTCCTTCAGCTGCTGCTGTGTGCTTTTTATTTCCTTGTTGGCATCCTGCAGCGACTTGGTAAGGCCTGAAGTGTCGCCGCCCAGTTCAATGGTGATGCCTCTGATCTTTCCCGCCATATTCCTCACCCGAAGAAGGACTTGATGTCCTCCTGTGTTGCCTCGATCGGGTACTCTTCCCGGTCGTTGGCCTCTTCCGTGAGCATGTCGTAGACCATGCCCATCGTCATGTTCGCAAGAGCCTCATCGGACAGCCCGAAATGAGCGCACCTCAGCATGAAGATCGCGCCATTCGGCTCTCGGGTCGTTGCCCTTATTTTTTTCTCGGGACCGACGTGGTCTTGTTGTTCAGGTTCCACAGTTCCAGGATGGAAGGCAGCGCCTCATAGACTGAGAACGCACCGTCGAGGCTGAGAAGCCATTCATCCGGATCTTCTCCAACGTCTTCCCCCGCATGTTTCATCATCAGCCAGGCCGCTCTCTCGAAGATCTCGAGGTCGAACGCCTCCAGCATCTTCTCTTCATCGCCCTGGGTCTCTTTGTATGCCTTGGCCAGTTTCCGCATATCCGCGACCATATCCCTGCCGAACCGCGCTCTGTAGAGCTTTGGCAGGAGGGCGGACGAGCGGAAAGTGTGTTCCTTGCCGTCAACAATTACTTTCTTCTCTATCATGTCCTCTCCTTATATGCCTCTCAGGCCGCGTATTTTGCCCGCTACGGGGTTTGGATTTCCCAAGCGGGCAATTTACGCTTGAATTGCAAAAAAGGGCGGTTTTGCCCGCCCCTCTTGTGTTACGACAGCGAGTCATCCACAGCGCTGAAGAAAGCGCTGTAGGTCGCGCTCGGCGTGTCCGCCGTCGTCTTGTAGTACACCTTGCCGTCGATCGGCGAGTCCGTGGTCGGGTCGATGACCGGCAGGACCGTCAGGTCGCAGCTCTGCGTCTGCACTTCCACGCTGTCCGCTTTCGTCGCACCGGCAACGTCCGGGCGGGAAGCCTGGCAGCGGTAGAAGCAGTAACGCTCGGGTGACTGATCACCGTCGATCTCGAACATCAGGGCGAACTCGGCAGGAGCAGCGTCGACATCCTCCACCAGCATCTTGCCGGTGGTGGTGACCGTCTGGTTCCAAAGGGCCTGACGCATGGCGACCGGGAAGTCAGCCATCTCCAGGGTGCCGGTGTAACCGTTGTTCGAGGCAGTGTGATAGTATTTCACGTCATCCGCGTAGAAGTCCGTGTCGCTGGACTCTTTGCTCAGGGTGACGTTCACCGCGCCCGGGACCTTCACCGGAGTGCCCCAGGAAGGGACACCGGCGGTGTAGGTGATCAGGGCGTAGTGGACATTCTTCAGTCCAAAATGGACTTTGTTGGCAGTTGCCATCTCATACCTCCAAATCGTAGATGACCTCGTAGCAGTCCTCATCGTCGAGGTGCGTCTCGGTCTTGTTCCAGTAGATGTCCGCGGCATCCAGTGCGTCTTCGACGGCCTTTTCCGCTGCGGGATCCTTGATCTTCGTCATCAGTTCAACGGAGATCTGTTTGCGGTGGTGATACACCTTGTTATCCGCTCCGAAGTTGTTCGAGGAGGTCTCGAAGAACACCAGGAACGGCATCGTTGGCGCTTCATTCTCGGGGAACGACCAGTACGCCGTCGGATATACCGCCGCGAGTATGTTTTTCAGTTCGTCAAGTTCCATTCTCCAACACCTTCGTCAGTTCTTTCTCGTAGGCGCCGACCACGTCTCTTTCCGTGGGCTCGATGTGCGGGAAGGCTTTCGCCTGCCCCACCGTGCGCCCTCCGGAGATGATCGGATGGCCAAACTCCAGAAGATGCGCGAGGCCGGGAAGGTCACCGTTGTAGATGACTGTCTCGGCCCCGGTCCGCGTCTTCGTTGTCTTGGTCTTCCAGCCTTTCCCGTATCTGCCTTCCCCCGGGGAGGTGTTCTTCAGCGTCTTGACCGCCCTTTTGGCTGCGGTCTTCTGCGCCTTCTCTATCTCCTCGGGGAGCATGCCGGCAAAGGCGTCCAGCTCGGCCATGACAGCCTTATCAAGGTTGTCCGGTGTTACCTTCATCGCCGCGCCTCCGTTCCAGGTACAGCTCGATCGTGTCGTTCCTTCCGTAGTAGGTCCGGTAGATCGAATAGATCTTGCCGTCCAGCTCCAGGTTATCTTCGCCGTGGTAGTCCGGTGCGAACATCGTGATCCGGAGGTCCGGTTTGAAACCGTTCGCCCCTCCTGAGAAGAACTCGTTCGCGGTCACGGACGATACCTGCCCGAAGACCTGTCTCTTGTCGACCGTCTTCACCCACTGGCCAATGCTGTCCTGTTGATACGTTTCCGTCAGGAAATAAAAGGTTATGCTTCTGTCCATGTCTTGTACCCCGTGGCCGTGGACAGTTGCGCCTTCTGTTCGTCATACGACGCCTTCAGGCGGTCATAGTCGTCCGGCTGGCCGAAGTTCAAGCGGCAGTAGGTGATCACCGCACGACGGACAAGCGGCTCATCGGTGTCGTCATTCGTGACCCCCGCCACGTTCAAGTCTTTCCGCGCGGCGTCGATCAGGTCCTGAAGCTCCGAGTCGAAAGCGTCGGTTGTAATTCTCAGCGCCAGCTTGGCTGCGCTCATGATTGAAGTGGCTGCCATGATTACACCTTCTTCCTTCTCGTCCGTTTCTGTTCGGCTTCCTCTGCCCATCCGTACTCCAGGAGGACAAGGCCGGTTTTCTCGTCTGTCTCGAAGATCTCCCCGGCCTTGTGCCTCTTGCCGTTTTCAAGGACGTCGGCTTTCGCCTTCAGCGTCATCAGTCGATGTAAGCAGCAGCCTTGACCTTGCGCAGGCAGCCTTCAGCGCGCATATAGCCGCCGATAACGAACTGCGCATTCTTCGCGTCGCGTTCGGTCTCCACGATGGTGTCCTGGATGACGTTCAGCACGAACAGCTTCGGATCCACGACGGTGACCTTGGTCGCAGCGTTGTCGAGCTTGACTTCGCAGCCGAGGGCGTAGCCGATGTTGAACGGGGAACCCTGGGCGATCGCGCCGACGATTTCGTAGTAGCTGGAGGCCGGGGCGTAGATGACCGGCTTGTTGGCCAGGTTGGCCAGAGCCAGGGCGGCCTTCACATCCGCGAACATGTCGGAAGTGCTGGTGACCTTCTGGGCGGTGCCGGCGTCGGTCAGGATGCGGGCGAAGACGTCCTTGGCCAGGGCTTCGCCGATGGCGTTCGCGATCTCGTTGATCAGGAACTGTTCCATAGCGCCCTGGGACATCTTGGCTTCCGCGTAGGACAGGCAGACATAGGTGTGGTAGTCAGCACCAACAAGGGTGACGTCCACGCCGGTGAAGGTCTGTTCGCTGGAGGTCGCGCTGTCCATCTTCTTGGTGACGGCAGCAGGGGTCATCTTCGTGACCTTGATGGCGATGCCGGTGCGAAGGGTGTCGATGTCGGCCAGGATCGGGTGGTTGCTGTTTACCTGATCCCAGATCGCCTTGTCGAGGGCTACGGGAAGGCTCAGGCCGTCGCCGTAGGCGCTGTTATCAGCCAGGATGGCACGCTGTTCGGGAGTGGCCTTGCAGACCAGGTTCGCCATGAAAGCATCGCGGTATTCTTTGGTTTCGATACCAAACATTTCTTTTCTCTCCTCTTCTTTCATTTCGAGAATGACTTCGCCTTCGGTGATGGCCTTTTCGCGAAGTTCGTTTTTCTTGGCCTCTTCGGCCTTGCGGGCTTCAAGCTCCGCATTGATTGCCCTGGCTTCTTCCTCCAGAGCGTTCAGGTCCGCCTCGGGGCTGTCGACTTCGGCACCGATCTGGGTGCGTCTCTCCATCAGTTCGTCGGCGGATGCGGTTTTGATGTCGATCATTTCAACACCTCCGTCATGATTCGTATTCTCTGCTTCTGTCTCTCGACGGCTTCCGACTTGGCTCTCGCACTCTCCAGTGATTCCTTCGCGCTGTCCAGCGCTTCGGAAAGGCCGCGGGCCGTGATTGACGTCGCTTCATACGCCGGGAACGTAACAGCAGACACCTCAAAAATGCGCGAGATACTCCGGATGTGCCTCGTAGGGTGCTCGCTGTCTGGATCGTCCCAGCTATCCTCGTCGACCGTGAACATGAAGGACATCCCGTCAAGGTCCCCTCTCTCCACAGCCGAGTAAAGGCTCTTCGCTTCGGCATTGTTCTCCGTGTCAAGGTCGACGCGGATATGCATGCCGTCATTCGGCACCAGCATCAGCTGCATGGTGCTGTTCTCGTTGTTGTTTCTGGATCTGGCCAGCGGGATCATGCTCGTGTCGTGGTTCACCAGGAAGCGGACGTCCTTCATGTCCGCCGCGTCCAGGGCTTCCGGTTCGATGATCTCGTCATACCATCCCAGATTTGTGCGGCTGCCGAACACGATCGGCTGGCCGGTCAGGAAGTGTCCGTGCGCTTCGTTCTCTTCGGCACGGACCTCGAAGTTAAATGCTCTGATCTCTTTCTTCATCGGGTTCCTCCTCGAGCTTGTCGCTCGCGTCGTAGTATTCTCCGCGGATAATCCGCTTGTCTCCGCCTTCCACCTCCGGAAGGTTCCAGATCTGCCGCACGTCGTTGATGCTCATGATGCCTCTATCAAGCATCTGGCTCGACACGTTCAGCTTGTCTGCGTTGCTCATGTACTGCAGACGGTTGGATGTCGCCGTCACTCTCGCGCCCTGGCTCTGTTCCCGGAACGTGAAGAGCATCTTCGTCATCACGTCACTGAACTGGATGGCGAACGGCTCGATCGCGCCTTCATAGAACGCCGACCAGGCATCTCCGTAGGCTTTGTTCTGCAGGACATCGTCGTTGACGCCGAAGTAATCGCAGACAGATGCCTTCGTCTGCGCTGCCGTCTCCGCGTCCATCACGAACGGCTTCGCGGTGATCTGCTGAATGTTGTCGTATTTGTTCGGGAACAGCAAAAGGCCGCCGCCTTCCGCATCCCTCTCGAAGTTCAGCTTCGAGAAATTGGAGCGTTCCTTCTTCAGGTCGTCGTCAGTCGTGAAATTCGTCAGCCTGGCCATGAACCTGTATGTGGCTGCGCTCTTCACGCCCTCCTTGATGCCCTGGTCCTGAATGCTGATCAGGTCCATCGTCGGCAGGAGGGCGCGGTTGCTTTCGCCCTTGAAGTCGTCACTATACTGGAACTTCGTCAGGATCCCGCAGTTCTCCAGCTCGATCGCCGCCTTGTCTCCGTTCGAGAATTCATAAGACAGGTACGGCACACCGCCGTACTGCTTCAACGTCACTCTCGAAGGCAAAGGCGCGTAGATTCCGGACATTTCTCCGAACTCGTCAAGCACCGGCACCATGAACGCCGTGTTGTGGACGTCCAGGATCGTAGACAGCCGGTACAGGAACTGCCCCCAGGTCTGGTATTTGTTCGGGCCGTGTTTCAGTTTGTTCCGGAGCGCCGGCTTCGCAGATCCGGAGATCTCTACGGCAAGTTTGGAAATGTGCGTCGCCCTGGCATTGATCGCCGAGCGCACCAGCTGGCTCTCATAGATCCCTCCGCCGAAGCGGGTGAACACCGGCGCATAGCCGGTCATGAGGGAGTAGTCCCCCTCGTACTTCCCGCGAGGCTTCGGCTGCCGCCCGAGAAGATCCTTAAACAGTCCCATGTGTCACCTCATGTTTTGCAGTTGCACACCGATCTCGCCATACCACTTCTGCCGCATGCACATGGCGTCGAGTAAGGCCGCGCATATGTCGATGTGGCTCCGTGGCGTGACTTTGACCAGTTTCCCCCTCCCCCTCTCGACGCTCATCTTTATCGCGCTCTCGAGGAGGTGTATTTTCAGTAGGTCGTTGTCGCCTATTCTTATCTTCCCGTCTTCCAGGAGGCCCTGCGTCTCCTGAATGACGCCGTAAAGGTTCTCGCCCTGGAAGACATCGTCGCACTGAAAGCCGAACGCCTTTAGATCCTGTACCAAGTACTGTGCAGAATATCGGTCATAGCCGACCTTCAGCGGATAGATGTGATACTTCGTGACCATCTCCGCCAGCCAGTTGAAGGCGTCGTGGTAGTCGACGAAGTTCGTGCCGCTTGCACCGAGCAGCCCCCTCTGGATGAATGCGTTGTACGGAAGCCCGTCGCGCTGCGTTGCCTCGTCGATTTTCTCAGCCGGCAGCCACGCCTTCGCGAAGACGTTCAGGATCCCGCCCTTTTCGACAATGAGGACCGCTGCCGACAAATCGGTCGTGCGGCTAAGATCGACGCCAGCCACTGCATAACAGTCGCGGAAGTCTTCCAGTTCCAGAGGATCTCCGCAGGCTGCTTCGACGAGTTTCGCCGGCAGCCATGCGAGAGACGAGTTCTGCTTCAGGTTGCAGTACTTGGTGATGAACTCAGCCTTTTTGCTAAGAGATCCTTCAGCGACTGCAATCTCTTCCAGGAGGTAGTCGACCGTCACGCTGACGCCAAGGTTCGGATTGCTCTTTCTCAGCTCGTTGATGTCGTTCCACTTCTCGATGTCGTCGATCATGTACAGGACCGGCAGGAGGCGCCGCTCCTTCGAGCTGCCGAGGAGGAACGCGGTGGACCTCTTCAGCATTTCGTCATAGATCGAGTCGTTCTGGTAGCCGGAAGTCGAGCATGACAGAAGCATCGGCTCAGGCCTCGCGCCCATGCCGGATTTCATGACCTCATACTGCTTCAGGCCCTTGTCTCCCTCCCAGGCCGCGATCTCGTCGCAGATGCACAGCGAAGGGTTGAAGCCGTCGGATCTCTTCGCCGCGAACGCGATCTTCTTTACCGTCGAGTTGGTCGACGGGATATACAGATCCGTCTGCCGGTGCCGCTCCATGTCGGAGTCATCGTTCAGCTTCTTCTTGTGGACGTCCTTCTCCTTGGCCAGCCGGTTCTTCTCCTGCCATTCCGGATCCAGCGTAGTCATCACCCAGATATTCGAGTAGATGATCTCCGCCTGCTCGAGTTTCGGCGCGATAGTAAACACCCGCGTCCCGAAGCCCTCCTGCGTCCAGATGTATCTGGCGATCGCGGAGGCGAACAGCGATTTGCCGTTCTTCCTGGCTACGATCAGGACGACCTCGCGGAACTGCCGCAGCCCTTTCTCGTCAACGATGCCGAACATGCACGAGACGAGCGCCTTCTGCCACAGCTCCAACTTAAAAGGACCCGGTGCAAGGGGTCCTTCAGTGTGGAAACAGTGCTTTTCCATCCATTCGATGGCGCTGTTTGCCCTCTTCGCGTCGTAAAAGAACAGCTTTTCTTCCAGTCCGCGAACAATATATTCATACAACAGGCGGACCCAGCGGCCCACGACGACAGAGCCGTCTTTTATGTCCTGGTAGTATGCGTAAATATAGCTCTTTCCATCCATCTTGTCCTTCTTCTTCGTATCTCGCCCTCGCTGTGTGTAAAAGAAAAG